AGCAGGACAGCGATAGGGACGAAATCGTACTCCTTCATCCTTTTTGATGCCCTCTATACACTCTTTTGATACATTCACTTCTTGCCCCACTGACGAGAACCAAACCAGAAAGCAATGATTCCTGACAGCAAAGCCATTTCATCTTCAGAGAAGATAACATCCGTAGCTGCGATAAACTGCTCTACAGACATACTGCCGAGGCCACCCTGTAATAGGAAGTAGGTAAGCCCCATATTGATTAAGACCAACTCTAGCACAAAGATAAAGGTCACTGTTGGCCTGACAATGCCATTGAGATTAACAACCCACGATGACGCACGAGCCATAATAGCCTTGTCGTGCTCCAGAGCAGCCCCCTGGCGGTCTGCATCGGTCTGGAGGGCAATCTGGTCTGTCCTGATCTCTTCGACCTTCTGCTGGGCTATGTAGCCCCTCTCAGCCAGTGCCAGTTCACGCTCAGTCTGCATCTGTGCTAACTTAAGTTCCTGTGCCTTATCTGCCTTATCTTGGAAGAAGTTTAGAATCTGTGGCAGTCCAGAGGCAAAAAAGCCAATAGCGGAGGAGATTAGGGATAGCATAGGGTTCCTTAAGGTTTATAACCGACTACATAGGCAAAACTAACAATCAACAAAGCAGCACTAAAGCAGTACCACTTGAGCATTGCCAGCTTGTGTAAGTCTCTGCCGTACTCGTCAGTCAGGTTCTTATTATCTTTTAGTATGCGCTCTTTTATGACCTCTATCTCAGCCCAAGCAGCAGGGCCGTGCTTCTCGATGATGTCTCTTTTGAGTTCTTCTTCTATCTTCTTAATTTCGTATAGCCCTCGCCATTCTTCAACGGCAGAAAAGACAGAAGTGTCTTTAGGCCTGTGTAACTGCTTCTTGCGAAAAGCGGCTCTGGCCTGCACATCAGCCTTGCCAAGGTCTTGGATGTCTTTAGTAACTGACTCCAGTTCCTTACCAACAGCCAAAGCCTCTTTGATGCCAGCGACCGCAGCCTTGGCAACTTGAGTGACTGGTTCGCTCATAGTTACTCCAGCGGTGGGTTTAATGCCGTTGACAGTAATCCACGATAAGCAAGGTTCTCTGGTAGCGGTCCTGTTTGACCTGATGCAATCCGATTAGCAGCCATCTGTGCAGCCCGTCTACGCAACACACTTTGTGTATAGTCAGCGGCTAATCCAGTGCCAGCAACACCGGCGGCTAAAGCAGGGCTTTGTGAGAAAGTATAAGCACCGCCAGCAGCAGCTAATTTAGACCGTAGTGGACTAAACTGTGCAGCAAAGGTTAGAATAGGATCTAAAGGACCACCTTCAGCAACAGAACGAATGATGTTTTTCTCTTGCTGATTAAAGACTTTCATCTTTTCTTTGTTAGCGGCTAGGTTGATAAAGCCACGCCGAATCAGTTCACTCTCTGATGCTTTAGGGTCTAGATTCTTAGCTTCTGCCACATTAAGAGCATCATCAAGAATCTGAGCACGACTAGCGTTACGCCAATCCTTTCTAGCACTTACGATTGTACGGACAGCCTCATCGATACCGCCTTTACCGGCTATGATGTCTTTTGTGGTTAGGTTCGATATGAAGTCGTCTGCCCTGGTAACAGCAACACCACCTAGCCTACGAATGTCTGGATCTGAGTTAGTTTTTAACTGATTTAAAGTTCCTCTAACTTTCTCCAATGTAGAGAAAGACATCTGAGGATTCTGATCAATAATAGATTCAATCTTTGCTAAAGTAGCATTAATATAATCCGACTGAGCTGTTCCAGGAATCATGTTAGCATCGTCTAGGTCAGAACGCACATCACCAAGCATCTTCTTAACACTTGAGTCTCTTAGATTGATGCCAGCATTTTCTACCTGTGTATATGCCCTAGATGCTCTCTCACGCACCTGTGCTGCTGTCTGCAACGGAATCTGTCTCTGCTCAATAGCTGAGATAGTCTTACCTGCGCCTGAAGCCGTTAAGGCACCAACACCAACAGCAGCCAAAGTAGCGGCTAAGTCACTACCTGTGTAACCTTTCACAGCCTCTGCTGTGGGCTGTGCAGCAAGACCAGCAGCACCAGCAGCAGGAATCTGTCTTTTAAGATCAGCAGCCAATGCAGGCACATTAGGCAACATTCTAGCGGCAGCACCAGTACCAGCCATTGCCTCTGTAGCAGACCCAACAGCCCTTTCTAGCCCTGTCTCTGGCTCTGGTAAGCCTAATGCAGATAACCCTTTAGCCTGCTCTGCATACACAGAAGGTAATCTGCTTTCAGAACCTAAGGCCTGTGCTGCTAGATTATAAGCACCTCTTCCTGCCTCTAACACAGCAGCCGCAGGGGCAGTAAAGGCTTGATAACCTGCACGAGCAGTTAGCCCTAGCTGACGACCCGCCTCTTGTGCTAGACTACGTTGCTGTGGAGCAGGCTGTGCAGCTGGGGTCTTAGAAACACCAAGATAAGACTGAATCTTAGCAATTGCTTCTTCATTGCTTATACCGCTAGGCAATTCGTAATACTTGCCTTCGTATTCATAAACAGGCATAACTGCTCCTATTTCAGTTTGATTGGATTCTCTTTAGTACCTGCGCCTGATGGTGCAATGATGCTAGGAGGCATATAGTTCTGACTAAAATCAAAGTCGTTAAGGTTATTGTTCTTGTTAGCATATTCATTCATACGCTGGTACAAGTTAATCTTACCGTTTTGGATTTCTTTAAGTTTCCTAATAATCTCAAGTCGTGCTGTTGGGCTGTTCTTGAGTTGTGGAATACGAGCCTCAATAAACTCACGGTCTGTGTTAGAAATCTGAGCACCGAGTTTGCCACCAAGTTCCTGCATAACAAGGTCTTTAGCACCTTTGTCATAGCGTTCAGCATCAGCAAGATTACGGGCATCAGCGGCACTAAGAAGACCAATAGAGTTAAGGAAGTTAGATGCACCAAGAGCCGTCATTGCTAACGGTCCTGTATACAGTCTGTTATCCTTAGCAAGTTTTTCTAGTTCATCTAGAGTATTAAGAGATGCTCTTGCCGTAGAAGCAGACAGGGCTGCTGCATCCAATGCCTTAGCCTGTAATTGACCACGCTCAGCGGCAAACTTAGTCTCTTGACCAAGGTTAACGGTCTGGCCTGGGCTTGCTAGTTTGAGCACTTCACGAGCATTGGCTAAGACACGCTGTTCTTGAGGATTCAAGTCTGTACGGCCTGCTAACTGCAACACAACATTCCTTGCCTGATCTAGTGTGCTTGCCTGCTTATCTTTGTTAGCGGCGGCTAAATTCTTGGCAATTGTAGATTTAATTACTTCTTGTTGCTGTGTAAGTTTCTCTGATACTAGCCTTGCCTTAGTAGCCTTATCAGTCATGCCTGCCTGTGCATAAGAATCAGCAAGATAGTTTAGATAACCGTCTAAGCCTTCAGTTTTAAGAATATCAGCACCGCCAGCACGGATCTGCTCTGACAACTTATCCTGCATATCCTGTGTGCTTTCCATGCCCATCAGACCACGAACACCTTTACCTACAGCACCTAGAGAACGTCCTAAGTCCTGTGCAGCCTGTACACCAGAAAATACAACACCTCTTCCCGGCTCTAAACCAGCGATACCTGCGGCTAACTTATCCCGCTGTGCTTGGTACAGTGCCAGATCCTGTTGTGGAGACCTTGGTAAAATATCCGCAAACAAACTTGCAGTGATGTCCTCTTGTGCCATTTTATCTCCTTAACCGTATATTCCAGGTGCTAAGAAATTAACACCCATGTTTGCTTCATAAACCGAAGGCGTGTATGTGGAACCAAATAAACCATTAACAGCATTGCCTAAAGTGCTAGCACCACTAAGCAAGTTACCAGCACCAGTCAATGCACCGCCTACGCTGGTGCCTAAACTGCCGATGTTCTGGTTAACTGCCTGAGCAATCTGCTGTCTACGAGCAGCATCGATGTCAGCAGCACCAAGGTTCAACTGAGTCTGTAGACCAAGTCCACGCAACCCTGCCTCTGCCTGTCTACCAGCACCAGTCAAGGCCAACTGCTGTAATCCAAGTCCTTGCTGACCTGCCAATTGTAACTGCTGTAGGGTCTGTTGGTCAACTTGTAACCCTTGTGTTTGTAGGGCCTGTGCTATCGCCTGCTGACGTGCAGCCTCTTGTGTACCGAATTGCTGTGCAGCCAGTGCATTCTGAGCCTGCTGAGTAGCCTGTGCAGACAACAGTGACTCCATGTACGGATTAACTGTGCCTACACCGCCACCCATAGTTGGAAGGTTTTGACCAATACCAAGTAATCCACGAGCACCTAAGCGGGACAGCAATGCTTCCTGTTCACGCTGTCTAGCAGGCCCTTGGAGACCCTCTAATTGACCAAAGAGGGTCTGGCTAGCCTGAGCAGGATTGATCGCCCCTAAAGCCGTTCCTGCAAGTCCTAGAGCCTGTTGCTGAAGGGCTGCATAAGGACCAGCTGCGGTGGTAGTTGCACCTGTTGGCGACACTGTGCTGGTACCAAGGCCAGAAGTGACTGTGTAGGGCGTAAAGGGCACATTAGCGGCTGCACCGATAGTGGCTGCCTGCTGTGCTGCCTGAGAGCCTAAGTTACGCAAAGCTGCGGCATTGGCTTCAGCGGCATTATTAGACACAACTGCCTGAGCAGCAGAGCCTAATAATTGACCGACTTCGCTAGAAGTAAACTGCCTTACCAACTGCCCTGCTTGGTTAAATGCTCGGCCTAGACTGTCGATTGATAGTCCATTAGAGGTAGTACCTAAAATGTCAGCACCAAAGGTCGGAGAAACCACCCCTCCAGCGCCCAATGTCCCGCCTCCAGCGGCTTGCGTAAGCAGGCCTTGACCCCCTCCCATACCTGCCAAGTTAGGGGCTAGAGGAGCCGTTAAACCAAGCCCAGCACCTGTTAATGCTTCACCAGCACCAAGCAAGCCTTCCATGCCACCAACAGTCTCTAGTGTTCCAAGACCGGCAGTGCTCAGTCCAGTACCTAAGCCTGTACCGGCAGTGGTGCCAGCAACGGTGCCAGTAGTAGGGGCAGTTAATCCAAGACCACCACCACCAGCAGTAAGTCCAGTACCGCCAGCAGCACCACCAGCAGCACCAGTAACTTCAGCGGCAATCGGTGTCTCTAACAGTCCACCACCGGCTACAGGGATACCAGCAGAGACAGCACCGCCTGTGGCGGCAGCAGCGGCAGCAGCAGCAGCGGCTTCACTAACACCAGTAGCGGCAATTGTAGATGCAATCTGTGCCTGTGATAGCCCCTGAGCAGCCAACTGTGCAGCATCAGCGGCAACAAAAGCAGCCTCAGAGGCAGTGACTACTTCGGCGGCAGTAGCGGCTGATCCGAAGTCTACAGGGATGCCTGTTGTAGCAACTACGGTAGCGGCAACTACTGTGCCCCAGCCACCAGGAATCTCTTCATTAATAAAATCATCAATGTCTGAGCCAACGTCAGAGATAGGATCAATGATTTCGTCTTGAACAAAATCGCCGACATCTTCAAAAGCGTCACCGACTGTGTCAACTACTGATTCGACTGCTCCACCCATTATTTTCTCCTATACCAGATTTGGTATGTGTTACCATCTTTACCTACGATGTCCTTCATAAACCCAAAACCAAAATGTTTCATAAACTTAATCTTTGGAGTGTTAGTCTTTGGGTTATACAGTGCAAACAGGCTTGTATTAAGCATATCTGTAAAGTTAAACCAATCCTTCTCCATCTGAGCCTTAACAGTCCTATTCCACTTCCTGACTGTTATGTGAAACCAAAGCCTGTTATTAAATCTTTCTAACCAAGCCTCGTATTCTTTTCTTCTACAAATTGGTACTTTTGTTGATTCACTCATTAAATAGTCCTGCCAAAGACAGCATAAACATCTATCTTTTGCAGAGACACATTAGCGCCATTGACCAAGGTTTCAATACCAATCTGAACTGTGTTACCACTACCACTTAGTTGCTGTCGGATTTGCTCAAAAGGCACATACAATGAATACTCTGCAATCCCATACTCAGCAATGCCGTATTCGCTATTACTGGTAGCGCCAGTAGTGACCTGCGTACTGTCGTATCCAGCATTATAGTCGAAAGCCCAACGAATGTCAAATGTGGTGTTATCTGAGCCTAAAACCGTCAAGACAATCTTCTTGAGCATCTTGGTCACAGACGGGCTACCAAAGTCCATGTAGGGCGTATAGTAGGTAAAGGTATAGGCAGAGCCGTTATCCTGATACCCAGTGTACTCAGCAATGCCATTGACCTTGCCGATAAAGAGCCTTCTATCATGGGTATTACAAAGGGATAAGGGAGCAATGCTGTTCCAAATCGTTGCCCTAGCCGAGTTATCCTGCAAGAAAGCCCTTAGATCAAAGCAGAAGGCCTGCCCCAAGGTAGGCAAAGTCAGCAGATAAAAGGCATCCTTCTCAAAGTAGACGCTTCTAAAGAGTTTAGCGTCTTCTTGGACCACCAAAGCCATCATCTGGTCACGGACATTACGGCTTAGGTCTTTAATCGGAGCAGACTTCTCTTGTATGGTACGACCTAGGCTACGCAGTCCGCTGTTAGACAGGAATATCAGGTCTGTGCCGATTGCCTGCACAGAGTCCCTAGCAACACAGCCAACACCCTCAATAACGTCATACAGGGCAAGGCTGCCTAGATCATTGGCGTTAGAGTAGATAACGATGTTGTTAGTCGTAAAGATAACTAGGAAATTATTGTGCTCTGCCAAGGCTATGATCTTGTCACCACCGTGGACTACCTGTTCTAGGTTAATAAATCCAGAACTGGAGCCAGCAAAGTCTGTGGTGTCCAGCAACACAGAATAATAGACAGTAAGGTTATCAGCACCGATGTCAGCAACCCAGAGCCTGCCATAGGCAGCCAAGGCACAGTTAGGCATGAATGTCGAGGCACTGTAGCCAGAAGGTACTGAGCCGATGTCAGCGATACGCTGGAACCCAAAGGATCCGGTATGGGCATGGGCGGTAGAGCCTAACTTATGGTATACCAGCGGAGGATGACTTGCCTGCACCAGATAGCCATGAGGAGACAGGGTTAATCCACTGTCATACTGAGCCTGTACAATCTGCCAGTTATTGTCTGTGATGGTATAGGTCAGATCAGCACTGTTGGTGCTGTTACGCACAGCAGCCTGAGTCAGTGTCGTAGAGCCAGTATAAATCTTGTTGTTGCCACCACTGATGAAGGTATAGGTACCGTCACCATTATCAAACTCAAATAACGCCTCTGGTGAGCTGCTGGTGCCTCCAGAGGTGGTAATGTATGACCAGCCTTTCCGAGCACCAATACGACCAGACTGGTCTATAATACCATTGTAAGCCTCTAAGGCAAACGCAGGATTAAGGTTAATACTGGAATCTTGACTGTTCAGGCCATAAAAGCCTGGAGAGGTCAGAGAAACAGATTGTAGTGGTTTATTGGGCATTATACCGAATACCAGATAGTTTCATCAGGATGACGAGCAGCCTCTAAAGCAATCGAGTCTAAAAGAGCCTGCTTTGCCACAGCGTACTGACTGCTGACATTGATACCGCCGTCTTCTCCACGCTCTTCAATGGCCTTAGCCCAGGCAAGCAACTCAATTGGTCTGCTAGGCAGGGCTGTTGTATCTGTGTCAGCGGACAACGAAGCCTCTGGCACAGCCATTACTAACTTGATAGTGAAGACACCATTAGGTATAGGAAACAGGTCAATCTTGATGTCACCACCGGCAGAGAGGCCATTAAACTGATAATAAGCAGGCACACCCTGTGCTGGGTTAGCAATAAAGTCTATGTTCTGTGTAAAGAAGCCTTTGTTACGCTGTTCTAGGTAGGCTCTATTAGTGCTATCAAAGATTTGTAGCAAGCGACCACGATCACCAGCACCAGTGACAGCATAGTTATAGGTGCTAGCTGCGGTGGTCACAGTCTTGGTTGTACGCAGTGCTTCCCAGTTCCAAGCATCCTCTACCTCACGCTTGGCATCATTGACAAGACTACCGATCAATAAAGAGTAATCATTCTGTGACACAGTAGAGACAGTCTGCTCACGCAGTCTTGTCATTACACTGTTAACAAGGGTTAAATACGAAGTAGCCATTTAGCAATCCCACTTTCTTAGTGCTAGTGCCTTACGAGTAGGTCTGCCCTTCTCATCCTTCATAGGGCCAGGAACGCCACTCATACGGGCACAGAAAGACTTCCTACGGGCAGCCTTCTTAGGCGACTTAGAGGCCTCTTTAGCGGACACTGGAGGCTTCAGGTTAGCGCCTTCCTTGTTCTTAAAGTATGCCCTGCCTTTGGCGTTTAAGCCACCTTCTGGGTTCTGATATACCTTCTTTACCATTATTTCTTCGCAGTCTTCTTAGATTCTTTAAAGGCCTTAGCCGTAGGAGCACCTTTGGAGCCAACCTTACGCATCTTCTCACCAGAGCCTTCTTTTATGCGCTTACGCTTGGCATGGATATTGGCATAGAGTCCTGGTTTCATCGTCCACGTCCTGAACGCTTACGAGCCATTCCAGCCTGCGACATTGCTATGGCGACTGCTTGCTTACGAGACTTAACAACAGGACCGCCTTTACCGCTGTGCAGAGTTCCTTCTTTGTACTCACGCATTACTTTACCAACTTTCTCTGCTTTACCTTTTTTGGTCTTCGGCTTCATCATGTTAAGACTCCTTAGTTGTGTTTAATGTCTGATAACTGAGTTTCTAATTCTACTGTTACAATACAAGATGCATTAGTTGCACCGCTTTCAATATGTACCCTAATCTCATCACCTTCTTCTAAGACTACATAGGCTTCCCCGTCTATTCTTAGAAAACTAGCGCCGGTGATAGGATAGTTGTGGGTAATATAAATCTCTGTGTTAGTGCTGGCATCATACCACCAGCAGTTAAAGTTCTTTGCCGATGCTGTGCCGTTTAGAGCATAAAGCAAATTCCATTTACCAAGCTGCCTTGGTGGCATAGTAAATACAGTAGTCTTAGTACCAGCTACTAAATTAACACCAACAGAGACTGGTCTCATTTCTTACCTAACCAACCCTGGACTGTATCGGTTTCATAGATCCGAAAGCCAGTCCAGACAATAGTGAACAACGCAGCAATAGCAGGCAATACCTGAGCTAATGTGCCAATAACGGTCACAACAGACAATGCATCTGCTGTGGTCTTTACTGCCTCATTCATATGCTCAGTTGCCACTATTACCCCCTAGGCCAGTTCTGGTTAGATACAACTCCAATAAGTGCTTCTACATCTGTGCAGGCAGCGATAGCAGCTTCAAGCCTGTCGCACTCAGCAACGATAGCGGCTCTCTTCGTAGCCACTGAAGCAGGCACATCGATGTTTCTTTCAGCCTTTCTGACAACCATCCAGTCTGTTTGGGCAAGCAACTTGCCAGCCGTATCCTTGACCTGTGCAGTCCATTGGCTCTTGAGTCCTTTGGTGACTACTTGCTCCGTAGTGTCTTCCATAGCCTCTGTTGCTGGGTTGTAGACTTGGACATACAACGGAGTGCCGTCTTCCTTGACTTCTAAGCGGTCATCAAGCAGCTTAGGATTGTCTACGCCCCAGTAAAACCGCTGGTCATACTGCTCAGGGTCTGCTACCTCTACTACGCCTAATTGCTCACGCAAGGCAGGGTCACGCAGGTGTGGGTAGCGGATACCGTTAACTGTTACTTCAGAATCTATTGAGATTGGGTTGCCATTGAGTTGAAACATTTGTTACCTCGCTAAAGAATACTTAAAGGGTGATTCGGCAAAGGCTGCGTATATGTAAGTTCCACCTGATTCATTACGGCCAACATCTGTTGTTCGTAGTTTGAAACCGTTAGACAGAAAATCAAAAGCGTTTACAGTTCCTTCTGCGTATGAGTTATCTGCTACCAATCTTAAACCACACACATTGTATGTATCACGAACCGCATCGTGGATAACCCAATTTCCTGATGCGGCACTTGTTCCAGACGCTTCTTTCACCATCAAGTAACGTGGCCTAAACCCCGTGTACACAAAAGGCCCGTCCGTAGAACCATTGCCGACATAAGACCCAAAGGCAGAATAGCCAGCCACGGGTGCGAAGCAGTAGGCTACATAGGTGTTGGTACTAGCGTTTACGTCTGCGTCAGAACCAACAGAAAATACGTTATTTGTAGGCGTTGTATTAGCCCACATTGTTCCACCAGTATCGGCGGCAGCAGTTACGTTCAGGCGTATTCGATTGGTATTTCCAAGGCTAATGTGGTAACACTCCCAATCTTTATTGGCAGAACCTCGATTTTTAACAATGTAAAAACTAGGAACTGCGCCAAGTCCATGCCCAATTGTGGCTCCGCTTGAGCCGTTACCAGTATAAGTCACAATCGAGAACCCAGCCGTGGTATTCGCTCTTACTGTGCTTGCTATCGATGGTACGTTTGCTGGTGAAGTAGCGTACTGACCAACAGAGATTGTTTGATTAGAACCGCCTGCGTTCCAGTTCCATGCGACATAGGTAGCGGCATTTGTATTAAGTTGAGCAAGCGCACCAACTGTAAATCCATCAGAACCAAACGCAGTCAAACCAGTTGTCTCGGTAGTTTCCGCTGTGACATTAGTGTTGCTCTCTAACTGTTTCTGAACACCTCTAACTGCATCGTATAGTCCGTGGTCAGTCGCACCACTTCTACCCTTAATCCACACAAAGTCTGGTTGGAATCCCACGCCCGTTTGTGCATTGCTAGAACCTGTGCCTGTATAAGTTATCGCATTAAAGTAATCATTCGCCTGTGTCGTGCTAGTCGCACCTATGGTAGGCGTAGGCAGATTCTGTGTGCAGAGTGCTTTGAAGCCAGAGGGGGC